AGTCGCACAAACCTCGGTTTGGGAGATAGCGTCACAGCCAATTTCGGAAGCCTCGAAATTGGAGCGAAAAAGGCCTCTTCTGCAAGCTTCGTTGATTTCCATTTTCTTGGCACTAATGACTATGACGCGCGCATCCTGTGTGGTGGTAATTCAAATGGTGGGATGGGAAAGGGTGATTTCACTTTCTATGCTGGAAAATACACTTTTATCGGTGACAGTTTTGAGTTTCGAAATCCTATCACCTGCCAGAACAGCATAACTTCTTCAGGAAGCATTAACGCAGGTGGCTCACTAAGAGCCGTAACTTCATCAAACGTATGGGCCTCCAGCGATACACAGAACGCTCACGTGTGGTTTTACGGTGCAGGAGGGAATGAATCACGAGGGGTAATCTATGCATCCAAGGAAGGCACCATCCGGATCAGGCCTGATAATAATGATAATGGTGGAGCAAATGGCTATAGCTTCTCTTTCGGCGCTGATGGCAGGTTTACCTGCGTTTCGGTAAATCAGACTTCAGATGAACGACTCAAATTCGACAAAGAGCCCGTCAGCAAGGCTCTGGAGAAGATATGCTCACTGACGGGATACACGTTCGGCATTCAACTCACAGAATCGGAGTCGGTACGCAGCGCAGGTATCATCGCCCAGGAACTGGAACGTGTTCTTCCTGTCGCAGTAAGTTCAGGCGGCACCGGCATAACGCAGAATGGAGAGGAGATTAACGGTCTCAAAACCGTGGACTACAGTGCGATGAGCGCTCTGTATGTTGAAGCCATGAAGGAGCTGGCCAACCGGGTAAAATGTATCGAGAGTGATCTTGCCGAACTTGAGACCCGATTAGGGATCTAGCTTACTGAGCTGAAACCTCAATGCCAGCCTGTTCTTCCAATACCCTGACACGGATTGTCAGGGCCTTGATTGCAGCCAGCGCATCGAGCAACATTGGCGTCTGATCAAGATGCAGTATGCCGCCTATTTCTTTAACGTATTCGGGATCAATCGTTTCAATCTGCTGGGATATCACCCCGCGTCGTGGGGTCTGCGTTTCATCATCCTTAAAAGTGAAGTGCTTGAACTCCATCCGGCAGATGTTCAGCAGCGCCTCTTCCAGATCGAGGTCATCGCCGATGTTTTTCATAGCTCTGTCAGATATCGCTGAAGTCGTGATCTCCTTCCAGGGACTCCATACATCGGTGTTATACCCCCTGAAAAAAAATCTACCCGCATCGGTTCTGCTGGCGTATGGCAAGCAAAATTGTGTCATGGCAACACCAGCAATACGGACGTAATTTTGGACATAACCATACCAACTTGATATCGGCCCAGAGGTAGATTTAGCCATGTCTATGAGCAAACGAAAGGTTCCTGGCTCTGTCAGACTGTCGAAGTTTGTTCCATCAGGGGCAACAGCCGTGTCTGTTTTAAAGGCTCTGGCATCACCAGTTGGCAATCCAAAAGCCCCTACCTGTAAGACGTTCCCTGAGCTCATTCCGACGTCCTTTGTTGCTGATGTTCCCAAACCGAGGTTTGTGCGACTGCCTTCTGCCGTTGTTGCCCCGGTCCCGCCCTGGTCAATCGGGATAGCACCATTGGGACCTTTCTGCGCCAGCTTACCGATGCCGGGGATAGTCACGGGGGTGCCATTTATAGTTACCGTGATGCTCTGGTTTGCTGAGGTAGTAGCGAACGTCTCCCATGCACCGATATTCTCGTCATACTCTTTGATGAGTTGAGACATGGCCTGCGCCAGCCCATCAACCGAGATATTGTCTGATACCAGAATGCCGTACTTCTGGCCACTGAGCGCCGGTGATGCAGCAGGCGTTACCGTCATTGACGTGGCGCTGTTCACGGATGAAATCTGAAACATCTGCACCGGGTTGGACATAACGATAATTGTCTGGCCAGAGCGAACCTGGCTGGCGGGTGCAGTCCAGTTTGTGCCGGTGCCGGTTGCGGTATTTCCGTTAATGGCAATGGTGCCAGTGTTATAAAGCATATTTTCTCCAGGCAATAAAAAACCCCGCCGTAGCGAGGTTTGTTTTGAAACAGAATGAGTTATTGGCAGGTGGTGCTGGTGAACGTGTTGGCACTAACCCAGGTCCAGTTAAAGGGATAACCGGCGCGGTACTGGGTCTGATTGTTTTGTTTACGCACTCCGTAAATCTGGACACTGTTTTCCTGCCCGCCGAAAAGGGCTGTACCGGAACACGCAGGTTGCTGTTTCTCAATAACGCCAGCGCAACCGGAGAGCAAAACCGCCACCGCCAGGCAAAGAATCATGTTTTTCATAGTGGTTATATCCCAGGGCATTCACAAGGTTACACAATAACAATATGAATCAACGGGATATAATTGATTTGGTAGATCAATTATTAGAAATTGATCGCTGAAAACGATCAATCGTAGTTGGCGCAATTGATGGCCATGATGACGTTTCTCATGTTTGAGTACGCGACGTTTTGCAGCCCTCCGGAGGGGGTTGTTTGCGGTCTGGCGTAAATTCGGGTGTTACTTCCCTCAAGTTTCGCCATGCTTTTGTAAATTGCCACATATGGCTGCGGTTGCCCTCCCGCTGAAACTACCCCTGTGATCAGACCGAGCATAACAGGCATACAAGCCCACTTCCCCGCCCGGGTTGTGTTGATGTTGTAGCCTGAGCTTGCATCTACTCCGGCAGTGCCGATAGTGACCACATCGCTCAGCGTGCGCGTTTCGTGGGTTAAAATCAGGGTCCCCGATGCATCCCACACGGCCATCCCATAATCTGGCTTTGTCTGGGGGAAAATTGTGAAAAAATAAACATACGCTGTGCCGGTTGCATTCGGTCTGAGAAAATCAATCGTGATGGTGTTTCCGCTTACCGTCTGAGTGATTTCCACCTCAACCGTGCAATGAACGAAAGCCACAACGGGCTGACCTGAGGGAAAGGTGTGCGTCACCTTGGTATTGAAACCCGATGTTCCCTGCAGTGCCGCTGTCTTTCGCGCCTGTAATGCAATTGGCGAGCTGTTAGCGGTAACCCACACCTCACCGCTCGTCGTCGTCAGTAAACCGCCGTACTGCGCCATTTATGCCCTCTCGATCTGGAAAATGAGAAAAGCTGCAACAGCGGGTTCAGTCCCTGCCGAGTAGTCGGTATCCCCCACTGAGGAAACCGTTGCAGTGCCACCTGAGATGGTTATCTTCCTTCTTCCCGTTCCCCACTTATCATCGTTCATGACCTGAAAGTAGGTCAGTTTGCAACCCGGTGGAAGGGCAACGGAATAAGAGCCTGTTTTCTGGTTAACGGCCAGTTGCAGATAGCCGCAAACGCTGACTGGCTTAATTCCATAGTTATTAACCTTGCCTGATGCGTCCCATGTTTGAACACCGTATTCCGCCATCGTATCTCCTGAAAAAAAGAGGCTCCACAAGAGGCCTCCCGTCACCATGTACCAGTGATTCTCCCGATCTGCACCCTCAACACATTGTTGGAGTCCCGTACACTGATTGTCTGGTTGGTCTGTTTCATGGCCCCCTCGCCAGCTGTCGAACCGTAGTTCTCAAACGTACCGGCCTTATCCAGCCTCCACCCGACTGAGCCAGCCACATAGTTATTCGACTGGATATAGTTGCCGATTTTGGCGTTCTCAATGGTGCCGTCCTGGATGAAGCTGGCCCGAATGAATGTCTGTCCATTCTGGATCACGAACGGCAAAGCCACGCTGTTACCGGCTGCCGTGGTGACGGCGAAGCGGTCAGCCAGGAAGATTACCTGCGACTGCATGCCGGATGGCGTATTCTCCACGCCGATACCCATCCCCGCGGCGTAATACTGCCCGTTGCTGGAGACACCAACCTTGATGTTGTACATCGCGCTGAGGTCGCCATTAACGTTGGCTATTGCCTGAGCGTTAGTGGTGATGGCGGAGGTATGCCCGTTGACGGTCGCCGTTATGCCGTTTATCTGCGTGGCCGTAGCCTGCTGATAGTCTGAGAACGTCTGATTCAGGCTGTTGATGGATGCCTTGTTGCCGTTGACGTCCGTCTGAAGGCTCAGCAGCGAGCGCGCCGTTGCCTCCTTCTCGTTAACGATTACCTCATCAATACGATCCAGCTGCGCACTGTTACCGGCGACCGTCGCGGAAAGCCTTTTGCGTGTGGCCACCTGCGCCAGCCCATTCTGGATAATGGCAATGGCTGAGTTCTTCACCCCGCCCGTCATGCCGTCCATAGACACAGAAAGCTCGTCGATCTTCACTTCGGCCTGCGCCAGCCCGTCAGCGTTCTCCTGGATGTCTTTCGCCTGCTGCTCCAGTTCGTCGTTGGCCTGTTTGATGTCGTCAGCCATGCCAGCAATTTTTTCATTGCTGTCCACCGCATTCTCGATCAGGTCCTTGAAGGTATCCGAGTCTTTAATCTCCTCCAGGATCACATCGGTGATGTCAGACACATCGATACTGGCCTGACCGCGCACCCATTCTGTGTAACCTGATTCGTTACCGCTGCGGTCCACCAGCTGCGCGCGGTACCAGAAAATCTGCCCAGCCTTAAGGCCCATCTGCTGATATTTGCGCTGCGGGTAAGGCACATCGGCCAGCAGCATCGCATCGTCTTCGGTACCGGTCAGGCTGTACTGAATTTCCGTCTTCAGCGTGTCGTCGGTATTCGCGGGGAATCCCCAGTTCAGCTCGATACCGAATACCACGTTTTCAGAAGCAATGAAGCCAACCGGCTTCGGTGGGTTGCCCACTTTACCCGTCAGCGTTTTCTCTTCTGAATACCCCCATCCGGATGAAATTTCAGCGGCGTTGATTGCGCGCACGCGCACTAGGTAGCGCCCGGCATAAATCCCCGGGACGTCGAATGACGTGGTGGAGCTGCGCGGTACGTTAACCCAGTTCCCGTCGTTGCGGCGCCATTGCGCTTCATAGGCGATAGCGTTCTGCGCCTGGTCCCAGCTCACGCGCATCGTTTCGACGCTGATATTTTGCTGCACCACAGAAAACGAGCTGATCACGATGTTCGCAGGCGGCGCCTGGTTACCCGGCGGGATAACACTAACCGGCCGCTGGTCAATGATGGCTCCGGTATCAATGCGTTCGAATTTATCCGGATCGTGATTTGCACCGACGATTGTGAACGTGCCGTCATTATTATCAGTTACCGTAATAACGCGATACTGCTGTGCGTAGAGCTCATCAGACTCAATGACCCACACGGCCTCAGCCACAGGCGTTTCGCTGTAAGCGGTCGTAACGGTCACTTTATTGCCCGTTATCGACTGAATGGTGCGTGACTGTGAAACACCCGATGGAAGATTGACAATCATCCTGTCGGCTGCCGAAGCATCCGGCGCCCTGTCCAGCGTCAGCACGCGACCATTCACCGCAGAGATACGGCCACCCAGGTCGCGCCCGGAGAGATTTCGGTCCGCTACAGCGATTACATATCCAGGCTGCGGAATGTTGCCATCTTCCCCTACATTGAAAGTAACAACGCGATCTTTATTGTTGGTGAGGATCCCCCATCGCCCTTTCCGATTCGCTTCTGACTGACGGGTACAGCCGATCGCAGTTATCTCAAGTTGATTAAACCCATAACGCGCAACCAATGCCTGCTCAAAAACAGGCTCCATCGCATCAGAATAAGCGTTATCAGGATCAGACCAAGACACCAGCGCATTGGTGTAACGGTTCTTTGTGGTGCTGCTGGAATAGGTAAAGCGCCCATCAATAACGTTCGCATGCGTGTATGTAAAATCAACATCTCTCGGCATGTCCGCCAGCGCCACAATCTGGTCGTCGCCCCAGTAGGTTATCCCACGGAAGATGGCAGCAAAATCACGCAGGACCGTATAAGCGTCGTTGCGTTCCTGAATGTACACGTTGCAGGTATAACGTGGTTCGGTACCACTTCCGCCTTTGCCGTCCGGTACCATTTGATCGCAATACTGTGCAACCTGGTAGAGCGTCCATTTATCTATGTTGGCCGTTGTAAGACGATCCCCAAGTCCGAAACGGTCGCTAACCACCAGGTCGTAGAAAATCCAGGCAGGGTTATCGGTCCAGGCCCATTTAAATGTCCCAGCCCACGTACCGCTATAAGTGCGGGTTTCGGGGTCGTAAGTATCCGGTACGCGGATAACGCGGCCGCGGGGCTCGCAGGAGATCTGCGGGATAGAGCCGTTAAACTGGCTGGAATCGAATTCGATATAAAGCAGCGCTGTGTTTGGATAGCGTAATTTGGCGTCAATTACCTCGGTGAAGCTCTGCAGCATCATCGTGTCGCCGATCTTCGCACTGTTGGCATCAGACGTAATCTTACGGAGTCGGATTGTCCAGGTGCTGCCAGCCTGAGGTAAATCAATACGGTGGCTGCGCTCGTAACCTGACGTCGTTTTGCCGGTCACGCTGGTATTGAGTACCGTCTGCCATGTGCCGCCGTCCGTCTGCAGGTCAATCGCATAATTAACCGAGTAACCGACCAGATCGCCGTCGTCCTCCTGCTTGAAAAGCGAAGGCCATTTCAGGCGCAGGCGAACCGCTGAAAGCTGCGTATTGGTAAAAGTGCGCGTCCACGCTGTAGTGCTCGATACCTCAGTTCCCACGTTGATTTCGTTTTCGGTACCGGGGATTCCCTGAATATAGTTTTGCGCTTGAGTTCCCGCGCGAAATTCCCACGTAACGCCGCTAAAGTTTTGAGAGCCGTCAGCATTCTCCAGAGCCGTTCCGTCCAGGAAGATATCTTTCGCAGTCAACTGCCCTGCAAATTCGCCCTCTCCCAGTGCAACGAGGATTTTTGCCTTTGCTACAGATTGCAGATCATCAGGCTGTTCGGTAGGGGTTCGGGAACTTGAGCTGCCGCCCTTGCGGCCTTTTATAGCGATTGCAGTTGCCATATTGCACCCATAAAAAAAAGCCACCCGAAGATGGCCTATATATATAATATTAATATATGATGCAGATTACTGATTAATACCAATCTGAAAAAGTATAAGCTAGTTTTGTTTCTTTGAGATCTCTACCAACTATAGCAGATAATCTAACATAATCTGGAGACCTAATAGGTATCAAGCTTGCCAAATAAGCAGGCCTATCATTAATTATTCTAACAACCTTTGCTCTAGAGCCTATCATTTTCATTTCAATATTACTTTCAGCTATTTCTGGAAACTGAGTAACAAACGAATCCATTTCTTTCAGAACATGGTCTAGAAGAGCGATAAGAAATTCTGTCAAGTGAACAAGCTGAGATATTTTCGCACCATCAATATGCTTACAAACGAAATCGAGAGTCACTTTGCGAGGATTATAGCCATAGAGCTCGCAAGCCTTTTGAATGTCTTTCTTAATTTCCTCGTCCTGCCTATTCCTTTTTTCTAAAGTTGTCATTATGTAGTTGTAGTTACTTACAAAAGCTGAAATTCTCATTAGGTTGCGCCAACTTCTCCCCAGCTCATCGGTCGTTGGCTGGAAAGGTTTAACATGAATAACTTTATAATTAATCCATCTCACAAGTTTTTGTTTAAAAGTAAAATTACTGGTTTGAACTGGACCAATGAAATAATACCTTGAGACATCAACATTAAGAAGCTTTTCATTCATCAAAATAATAGGAACTTCGAAAGCCCTATGTAGAGGATCAGGGGAAGTCAAGCCTAAATAGTTAGACTTTATGGACACAAGACAATTCAACCCAGACAAAGCATCCGTTAAGAGCTTATTTGCCAAGTCAAAACGTTCCCTTTCCACACGAAATCTCTCATGTCTTTTATTGAAGATATATGCTACTCCAGCACCCAGCAATGCTGAAAAAAATGCAACAAAAAAGGGGAACAAATAATCCTTTATTACATCACTTTCCTGTTTAAGTTCCAAAATAGATTTAGCAATAATGAGAGCATCTTGATTCATAGTTAATAACCATCTGTAATTATAATATGGTTATAACACTTTTACATTTTGTCTTCCACATAGATTCCGGCTGAGATAATCGCTCCGCCGATTCGCCGGCGGCCATAAAGAAGTGGTACCGGATTCCCCTGGGCTGTAGTGTTTGTTACTCCACCAAAGGCGTAGCTGGCTTGGTTATCCGCAGATTGCTTACTGGCGAGCCCGGTTGTCTGTGGAGAAAGCATCTGGACTACGCCGCCGATTGCCATTGATGCCCCAATCCCCGCCACAGCGCCCCATCCACCAGCGAAAGCGGTACCTCCAATCCCGAACGCGGCCCCTCCCGTGACGAACGCAGCAACAGCGACAAGGGCAGCCCCGAGGATTGTCTGAAACACCCCGGCTCGCTTACTGCCGATGATCACCGGCGCGATGCGGATTTCCTCTGTACTCCTGTCCATACTGAGCTCATCGTTTAAGAGGTTTCGTTTCCCGCTGAATACCGCATAAGTTAAACCTCGTTGCTTACTGGTATTCAGGAAACGCTCAAAACCCGGCACGATAACGCTCAGTGCGCGGATGGCCTCTTTTGGTGAGGCGACGGATAGTTTGAACTCCCTGCCAAACGTGGCGCCAAGAACTCCATAAAGTCTGATGGTTCGAAATGTTTCGGTCATTACAGCGGACATACTGCCTCCGAAAAATTGAATGCAGCCTGATAGATTTGTATGTAAATGATTGCCACCTTACAGGCATTGATTCATAGAAAAAATACAGATATTTAGATAATATCCCTAAGCCTAATAGGGCAGACAACAAAACAAGGAATAGTAGAATGGAACACAATCCACTTGCTGGGCTGGTATTTATTATTTGGCTAATTACCTTTTTCCCTTGCTTTCGCATGGCACAGAAAGCCGGTTTTGGCTGGGCTATGGCTATCTTCCTGTCGATGCCGGGTCTGCATTTCATAATGCTGTGGGTGTTTGCGTTCATGAAGTGGCCTAATCTTCCCAATAAGTAATAACCCCCTTATGCACTTGTTACAGCAGATCCACATAACGTAAAATCTTCATGGTACGGTCACGCCAGTAGCCGCCATACGGTACGCGCTGGCTCAGGTGACCATAAAGATGGTGCAGCAGCATATTGCCCTCCAGCAGGATTCCTGCATGATTCCACTTATCTGCCTGAACCTGCATGATTATCATGTCGCCTGGTTTTGGCGGCCCGTCGAATTCACGGAATCCGCACTCATACCAGCAATCCTGATAGAAGTTGTCCGAATAGTCGTTTTCCCACCAGGGATAATCGACCCGGTAATCGTGAAGTTCTATCCCGTGGGTTTGCCGGTAATAGCTCATCACCAGCCCCCAGCAGTCGAAGTGACCAAGCACAAACGGGCGCTCCAGCAGAGGCAGTTCTCCACGCGGCTGGATGGTTCGTAAATCCCCCTCCGGCCAGCTCACGATATGCCAGGGTAAAAGGGTTGCATCGCATTGCGCTTTATCCAGTTCGCTCGGTTGCGTCGTCGCATCAGGGTGACTGTGAGCGATGGCGATCACCTTCCCCCAGTCCTCAGCAGCTGCATAGTCTTCTGGGCAAAGTATAAAATTGTCCTCCGGCGCCGCGGCAAGATTCCGGCACGGGAAATAACGTTCAACACGGCTTTTCTGCGCCACCACGCCGCAACACTCGCGAGGATACTCAGCTGCAGCATGCGCCATAATCGCATCAATGGTTTTCTGACGCATATCAGCTCCTGATCAAAGACGTGCCCGGGAACCCACCGAACGGCAGTTCGTTGCCGTCTCCATGCCGGAGCTTACAGGCCGTAAGCGTGCCGTTGCATTCGTCCAGAGAAGGGTCGCTCTCCGGGTTGTTGTTTTTATCGAAATAGCGGGTTCCGGCATAGTCGCAGCCGTCGCCGGTACGATATTTATTCCGAATACACCATGTACACAGAGAATGAAGTTGTCGCGTAGGGATCATCTTTCCCTGTAACGACATCGGGCTATCGAGTACAAATTCGATACTTTCGCCCGGAATTTCGCTGCTTTTACTATCAATATAAAAAACTCGTTTTCTGACCTGTTGCGGATCAGCTGTTGCGTTACCTGCAGGGAAGTTCTTCGCATCGAGATAGTGCGAATAGGTGTCATGGATAGTGACTTTCGCCTGTAGCATATCGTCATAGGCAAGGCACAGCGCTGTAATCTTGCTTTCGATATCTGCAACCGTCAGCGTTGGCTGGGCGCTGTTGCCTTCTGTGGATGCTTCAAGCCCTTCAATTTGATACGGCCAGGCGGCATATTCTTCCCCCTGCCACCAGATGCTTTTCGCCTTCAGCTTTGATTCATCACCACCAGCAGCGGCGATTTCTTCTTCCGTGTGCGGGAGGTTGTACGCGTGAAATCGCAGTACATCATCCACGCCGAACGTAGAGCCATCAACTTCGATAAGCCGGACTTTATTGCCGGGCTCAAGGCTTTGATAGTCTGCTGTGATCATGGTGCGTACGCCTGTTTGAATGTTGCGGAAATAGTAAGAACGTTGCTGGATAAGGGCTGTGACTTGATTGATTCGGCCTCAATCCGGTAGAGCCCTGTTTCGCCAACTGGCGATGTCCAGATGAATGATTTGGTGACGTGAGAACGAAAGAACTTCAGGGCCTGAAGCATGTCCGCTTTTTTCCCCGTGAGTGTTACAGGCCAAGACTGCTTTTCAGGATTAATGCCTTCCCCGGCGATCTGCTCATAGCCGTCTCCAAAGGTTGCAGTGCGCGTTTTAAGGCTGAACGATCCTTCCATTCCCGCCTGTATCTGGGTTCGCCAGGTAAATGTTTCGATCGCCACCTTTCCTCCAGGTATAAAAAAACCCGCCGAAGCGGGTTGGGTTTTTATATTTCAAAAAATAAATTAAAGTTTTATCAATTGGTATTGAAGTTACGAGTAAGCTTAAAAGTGATTGACTGGTTATTCGCATCAAGGATATCTAAAACAGCTCCTTTATAGCGTATGGTTTTAGATTCAGAAAGATCATATTCCACTTCGTTTGAGAAGGCAGCTCTTGCCAATCCACCCTGAAACTCACGATAACCAATATTTATCTTATTTCCAACCTTACCATTATAAATCAAGGTTTGCTGAAAAACCGACTGCTGCTCTGTTTGAAATTTCACTTTTGAAAATGGCTTCCCTGTATCGCATTTGGTTGCGCCATAGATTGTCACAATACATATTTCACCATTTTTTTTGAGTTGTATACTTTGAGTTGGATCGTTGACCATAAATCGATTCGGTACTACAGCACCTGATGTTCTTTCTACATTAGAGAAAAATTCAGATTTGGAATCCTCGCCAATTTTTACATAGTCACCTGCTGGGATTGTATATACACCTATGGAGCCGATTTCAACCGCCTGATTGAAGTGAATCGCGTCAATACTGGCGTCGATACCCTGTCTAACCATATCTTCACCAACATAGGTAGTAGTAGTCGTATTGAGTGGCGGAATACTTATCTCCTTTGTCTGCGGTACATAGTTTCTAGCTGGCGTAGTACATCCAGATACCAGTAACGCCACGACTGTCAGTCCAAGAAATTTTCTCATTGCAATATCCTTAAGTTACAATCAGAAACATCCTAACATTAACTTTTAATTGGTCAATGGCTATCCTTTTCTTAGATGAGCGGCAAAAACCAAACTTTCAGAAGGTTTGCAATTAACGCATTTTCGTTGCATTCCAAATTAAACCTCCAGGCTGGAGCTGTTTGGCAATTCCAGCACGAACAGACTGATCGATAGTCTGTTTGTAAGCCCGAGAAATAGCGTCGTTGTTACCAGATGCCTGCTGCTGAGTGTTCTGATTATGAACGACCACGGACGTTTGAACGGTTACGCCGCCAGTTGCCGATGATTGCAGCCCATACATCGGGGCGTGGCCAACATAGCCGCCGTTAGCATACCCCTGAGCTCCACGCATAAGTGCATAGAGGTTGCCTATACCCAGTGCACTGGTCGCTTCCTTCGTAAACACAAACTCACCGCCGTGAACCACGCCTTTCGGTTGGTACTTACCACCATCACCGGTGTAGCCACCGCTATCGAATCGCGGCACCAGACCGCCACCAGAGAAACCAAAGAACGCACCGATACCCGTTCCACCAAACGCTGACTTCATTCCATTAACCAGAGCCAGTTGCGTCAGCATCTGGGCGATGCCCTTCAGGAAGGTAGACAGGAAATCTGAGAAGTTAGATTTACCGGTGGTGAAGAAATCAGTCAATGTGCTGGCCATCCCGGTGAAAGCATTGCTGGTAATCGTCTGCACCTGCGAGTAAACATTGGTCGCGCTGTCCTCAAATTCAGCCCAGCCCTTTTTCGCGCTGGTCAGCCAGTCGCCACGCAGCCTGTCCTCTGCATCATAGTAATCATTCGCCGCTTTAAGCTGCTTCTGATAGCCCTCGTCGTCAAGCGTGCCACCGGAGTTGATCCAGCCAGAGGAAAGCTGGCTCTTTGCAAGCTCACGTTGTGCCTGACGGTCACTCATCCCGGCACCGTTCACTAATGCAGCCTGCTTCTCTGCCATCTGTGTGATGTATTTCTGCGAGGTATCCATTCGCTTGTTCAGCTGTTCCTGTGCGTTAATCTGATCACCTAACAGGGCTTTCTGCCGTGCCAACTGAAGCACCTGGTCTTTACTCGCCAGCAGGGATTTCTCCTGCTTTGTCAGTGAACGTGAACGCGAGGCCTCCTCCAGCACCTGAAATTTCGCTTCAGTCGTCCACAGTTCTTTGCGCTGCTGGCTGATAGTGTCGTTAAGCCCTTTATGCTGCTGCAGCGCGCGTAACTGTGCCTGAAGCGCCAGTAATTCGGCCTGTGCAGCATCCGTGCTGCGATCTCCAGCCGATAAAGTGCCCTGCTTTCCGGTTTTGGTCTTTTTGCCAAAAGCAGCGACTCCTTCCCGATCCTTCTGGGTGGTTGCGGTACTTATCTTTCTGGTCGTATCGAGGTATTTACCTGCACTGATATCAGCCGCATCCCAGTCTTTTTTCAGCTGAGAGATGCTGTCGCCATAAGCACCGGCCATTTTTTCGTTGTAGTCCTGCCATCCCTGCAAAGTATCTGTTTTCGCCCAGTCGGGAACGAGGTTAATAGCGGCAGCGATAGAGGAAGAAATGATCTGGTTCAGCTTCTGGAAAACGATCGCAACGCTGTAATAAATTGCGTTGAATTCCTTCAGTGTGTTTGATGCCAGTTCAGCTACCCACTGACCGATGCTCTGCATGGCCTCAGACGCCCAGCCCTTGATATCCAGCCACAGGCGACCAAACGGTGTCAGCGAGTCGTAAGCCTGCTCCCCACGTTTTGCCATCGTATCGCCAAACAGGTCCATAGCCTGCGTAACAGCCGCGGTCTGGTCCTTTTGCTTTATCAGATCGTCAACATGCTTAAGCTGTGAAACGGTCAGGAAATTATATTGTTCGTTGAGACTCTGCAGCGCTTTAACAGGGTCTTTTTCGATGTCCTTATAGGCTTTGGTGATGTCATGCGCCGAGACTATACCGGTCTGAACCGCCAGCGCCGTGGAGCCCGCTGCTTTTTCAAGTTGCTGCTGTGTCAGCGATCCCATGCCAACCAGCTCAGTCATCAAACTCTGAACGGTACCTACAGTAGCGCCAGTAGAGGCAGCTATAGACTGGGAGGAAGCCATGATCTGGAGCGCTGACGTGCCGGCAATGTTGCCAGTCCTGATAATGGCCTTGTTGATTTCGTCGTAGGCGGTGAAGTAGTCCGATCCCGCTTTGGCCGCAATCAGTACAGCACCGGCCAGGCCACCAATTGCGACTCGTGCAGGGGTCACCATCGACAACATCGCTTTCAGCGCATTGCCTACACCGCCAAACGAATCACGGAGCTGACCGCCCTGCTGAATGGCAACCATATAAACAGGCATACCGGAAGCCAGTGAGGTCACAATGTCGGTCATTTGCATCGGGAGATAACGGATCGCGTTGCGGTATTGCCCCGCGCTGATAGCCCCAGACTTCCACGCTTCCTCCTGCTCTTTCAGCTTTGCGATCATTGGTGCAGCACGATCGGATACGCCGAGCTGGGCAGCTTTTAACTCTAACAGTTCTGCGCGTGTTTTTCCGATTGCTGTAACCTGCTCCTCCAGCGAATCGATAAAGGTTTTACCCGCTGCTGCTGCACGCTGCGCTGCCTGAGCCTGCTCAATGCGAGCCCGCCCCTCTGCGGTCTCAGACTCCATTACCTGTGCCAGTTTTGCCCGCGTCGTCTCAAGCACGCTGTTGTAACGAGTAAAATCCTCGTCTCCCACCAGCCCTTTACCGCGAAATTTCGCCAGGCTCTCCTGGATAGTGTCCAGTTCATCCAGCGCCTTGTTTACCGGGCTGATTTTATTCAGCAGGTTCTGCAGTTCCTGACGCTGCTGCTTCAGGCTTTCGCTGTTTTTCTTCTGGTTATCGATACCGGTGCGGAACGTGCTGTTCAGGTCATCCGCTTTACCTGCCGCAGCGGACGCGGTCTCCTGAAAGCGATCCAGTGCCTTGTTACCACGCTCCAACTCACTGGTATTTACGCGCAGGGAAATCGTGGCGATGTCGTTACTCATTCCGCCCTCTCTTTATGCATAACTTTTAGTGCGGCGCTCTCCATGATTCGGATGTCCGAAAGCGCGGTTGCCTCGTCCTCGACGTGATGCAGGCGCATTACCCAGGGCAGCACGTTGTAATCAAGCCCTGATGCACCTCCCATGCCCGTGCGCCACTGCGTGCTGACAGCCTGAAACACCAGGAATGACGGCCAAACATCTGGCCAGACGTCGATGTATTGATCGTCGTAGTCATCCGGCGTAAGCCCGTAAGGCGCCAGGTCTGCCGCTGTGGGTTCAGGCGTATAGAATGCAGAGGCAACCGCTATCAGTTTTTTTCGCGCTGCCCCATCAGCTCGCGGTAGTAGGTTTCCGGAATGGCCTTCATTGCCGCTGGATAGTTTTCCAGCAGTACCGACAGATTCTCCGCGTTGAACGCATCGGGAAGTGCCCAACCAGAAATGATTTCCATTAGAAAATCAGTGGCGGTTTTGCCTTCGAGTCTTTCCAGGTCAGCCAGTTCTTTAAGCGGCTTGTGATTAAACGTGAACGTCAGCACGCCATCCTCATCCCCGGCACGGGGAATCGAGACATTGGCCTTAAAAGTAGGTTTGGGCTGAAGAGTGAATTTGGTCGCCATTGATGCCTCTTACGAAAAAAATGCCTCCGCAAAGGGAGGCAAAGATAGTGAAAGTTCTGACGGGTCAGGCGGCAGCGTCGGTCAACTTATAGAACGTCATCGCAGGTGACTGCAGGTTCAGCACCACGCTCACTGTCTCTACCTCGTTAACCGCTGTGGTCGGCGTGTCATCAAAGGATACCGTGGCCGCCCAGTACCGGTTCTCCTTCGCCTTCGGCACGTACATGTACGCCGCCACAGTCTCTTCGTCTTCGTCCAGTTGGCGCAGCAACGGATATACCGGGAGAGTTGAGTCGTGAGCGATCGAGTAGGCCTGCGAGACTGCGGATTTATAGGTGTTCAGGTTGCGCTGGCGATCATCGCTGAGGAACTGAATCTGCGTGGTGTTCTGATCACCACCGGATTTCGATACCTCTGTGATTTGTGGCAGTTCGGTCCATTCTTCAATTTTGCGAATAGAGCCGGAACCGCCGCCCGCCGCGTATTTGTTTTTGTTGGTGGTATTGATGTTGCGAAGAGTGACAGCATTCTCCGCAATCGCGTCGATTTTCGCGATAACGTTATCAATACCCGACCAGTTGCAGTTCACGTGAACGATATCGCCGACCGCTATATCGTCTGCGGCGCTGACGGTGTCGTCGTTTGCCATATCAGAAAGTGGTGTCCATGGTGATTGAGTATGCCGGCTTCACGATCGGGTAATCCTTCACGATGAAGTACCCACCAGCATCATTGGGGTGATCGTTATCCGCTTTTTTGTCCGGCTCGCCGTTCGCCGCCCAGACTTGTTGTTCAAGGCTTTCGGTATAGACCGGGCAGTTTTGCACGTTAACCAGATAGCGGCGTTCGCCGTTGGCGTTGCAGAACATGGCGTTCATCGAGTTGATGCGGTCCTTAACCGGCGGGTTTGCATCATCAACGATGACGCTGAATCCGGCATCGTTGAGCTGGGCAATATCGGTCTTGCTGGCGTTCTGCGATTTGCGGGAGTCGCCAGAGGCATCCGGATAGATATAAATCTCCCGGCTCTTCACGTAGCGACCGTCCTCATAGCGCCAAAACTCTTCCTGAATGCGCTTAATCATCGCCGGAGTATCGTAGACCTTCACGAGTTCACGAACCGCACGCGGCAGGCCATTACGCTTCACGTGAACAATCGCGGCCATTTTTCCCACGTTGAAGTCCATACCAATGAACAGCGGATCTCCATCCTGAATCTCGTCAGAACAGTTATTCAGCTTACGGTTGAACGTGTGGTAAATGGTCCCGCTGTTAAGGTTGGTGAACTTCCCTCTCAGGTATGCCTGAATCAGTTCGTCAGGATAAGAGCTCAACAGCGATGGGATGTAATCAGGTGGTAGATTCTTCGCATTGTCGAACGTGCTGGCCTGAATCAGTCCATACAGCGCCGCAAGCTCTGGCTTTTCACGCACCGCCTTCACGAACTGCTGGTAGACGAATTTGAACCCTTCCGGCGTGGTCGTGACGTCAATACCGTTTCGCAACCCATCAACCTTGTAACGCATACGAGCGATGATTTTTCGCCAGGCCTGCTGTGCTTTGGCAGCCGCCATGACGTCCAGCTCATCCACCATCGCGTTACCGATTTTGAAACCTACTATCGAGCCGGGCTTCTCCATCGAGCGGCATATTGTCGTCCCGCGGTACCGTCGCCCCTCGTAGAAGTGAACCTCTTTGTTCCCCTCGTTGATTTTGACGCTCAGTCCCCAGTCAAAGGCCACCTCCTCAATCGTTGGGTAGAATATGTCACGAATTTGCGGGTACGTTGGCGCGAAGTAGCCTTGGTTAATCTTCGGGTGTTCCCACATGCCCTTACAGATGCCGCCACAACCCACCCACGTTTTACCCGAACCGAACCCGGCAACATAGGCTTTGAATTTGTGCTGCATCGCGAGGAAGCGCGCCTGAGGAGTGTTAAGTGTCGGGCTTATCCCCATCGTCTGCCCTCGCATCCACTACGTTGATATTGATTGCAACTGGCGTTGGTTCATCGTCCTCACCCTCACCGGCCAGCTCTTTACGGAGTTTCTCAACCTCAAGCTGCCGTCGTTCGATTTCAATCTGCTGTAGGCGCTGCGCGAACTCGCTATCGGCCAGTCCGAGTCGTTTCATTACCGCTTCGTACATGCGCTCACGGCTTATGGCCGTAATCTCCACGCCACTCTTCACCAGCTTGACGCCGGAGTAAGCCAGCGCAGCATCAGGTGAAAGTTTCCTTGTGTCAGCGAAGTAAGGCTGGCCAATGCCATCGCCGTTGCAGCGCGGGCATTCTGGGTTTGGTTCTCGGTTGTGGTCGTAACCATAGCCGCCAGTATCCTGCGGCAGCTTGGCACCTTCCCGCCCCTCGACTTTTGCCGTTTCCTCATCAAACTCAACTGCATCGCGCCACTGGTAGTGATGGCCAAAGCCCCAGCAGTAACGGCATGCACCGCGTCGATATTGTGAAAGCTGGTTTGCATCGAAGGTGGCGAGCTGCCACATCTGCGCGAGGACTTCATCGGCACTGCCAAGCGTGCGCGCAATAGAGGCCTTCTGCTGCTGCGCAATGGCCTGCGCAACCCTAGTTTTCCCTAGTAGCTCAGGCCCAATTTTGTCAGCATTCCTTTTGCTGTAACCTGCGCGTATGGCTGCCTGTGTGGCATTGGCATCCTTCAGGTATTCCGCGACGAAACGCCTTTGCTGAGCCGTTAATCCTTCATCATCCAGCAGCTCTTCTGCGCACTTTTCCTTCTGCGCAGTGCGCATTTTTTTTTGTGCAGGTTTTTGCGCAGAAGGTTTTTTGATATATCGACGGGCGGTAGCGTAGTTCAGTCCCTGCGCTTCACACCATTCCTTTGGTGATACGCCGGTTGCGGCATGATCGGACAGGAACCGTTGCTGAAGCTCGCCCCAGTCCGGTTTCGTCATTATTTTGTTCCTGCTGTTGTAGCCATAAAAAAAGCCACTCGAAGGTGGCCTTTGTGATGGCTTAAACTAAACTCCCGAAGGCGGTTTTGTTAATCCTTACCGATTGCTGCTTGAATTGCGTCAGCAAGCGGTGCGATGTGTTTTGCAGCCAGCTCCAATTCATAATCCACATTTTTTGAATTGGTAGGCGTTGCAAGCGTTGCCTTGATGATCTCAAGTGCTGCATTTACAGCAATGATCCGTTTTTTGTTGTCATACCCAGTACCGGTTTGATGATAACCATCCAGCATTTTAATTCTCCATAAAAACCACTCTTATATGGTGGCCATATGAATATTCAGATTAAACGAAGGGATTTCAAGTACGACTTAATGATTCAGATCACGATAAACGCAATCATCTCAGTTGCACCGCCCCAGCACAAACAGTTGGTTGACATTCAGTTCTAACTGGCCTCGTTGGTCAGCGGGTCAGGATTAATGGCTGTTGTGTATCATTTTTCAGGTCTGCTAGCGGCGGGATCTCTTGAAACGCAAGCAAAAGGTTACCCATCGCAACCTAAGCCAGAGCGAAACGCTGTGTACCCACCTCAGTAACCTGCGACAAAGTCCTTCACCAGTTTATGTTGACGTCGTGACATCTTGCCCATGAAGGTTTCGCCTATTTAGGTGGTTAGCGTAATTTCTTGGATTTCGGACAATTAGAGCCTCTTTATCCACTCTATGTGATAGAGCCATTACGATGAGCCTAGCCATGAGATAGCAATTAAATGCTCTAGAAAGAGCCAAAAAACTTCTTTATTCAATCTAGTTTCGTAACCAAATACCTCTTATAGTGCTTAGTATGAACCAACCGAGGAATTACATAGAATGTCAGATAAACAACGCAGAGATAGAACCCCCTCCCCATCCAACCCACAACCTCCCGCTAGTACGCCTAGTCACAGGGATGGAAAAAATGATGGTGCCCGCAGACACACCGATGGTGTAAGGCCGCCGCGACCTAATTCAAAATAAGAGAAACACTATGGAGAGATGGGAGGTTGAGTATTCTATTTTCCTTTCGCACTACAAGGAAAAAATGTTCGGAACTTTATTGGGGCGAATAGATAAGACTATTAATTTCACTTTACTCCTAACTGGTTCAGCAGTTTTTGCTGATTTTGGAAGCAACAAGCTTTTTGGTGCTTTGGTTGCTGCCCTTTCGGCCCTTGTTTATGTGGGTGAATTTGCAAAAAAATCAGCTGAAGCACTCACACTTGCCAAAGAGTATCAGGAGTTAATGGTCTCCCGAGAAAAACAAACTGACGATCATCTCATGCAGACATTTTGTTCACTATCTAAAAAAGATACGCCTGTATGGAACTGCCTTTCAGTAGCAGCCCGTAACCGAACACGTTTAGCTCTATACGGAAGAGATAAAGCAGGGAAACTTGATCAATACACCTTGTTTGAAGCAATCATGTCATGGCTTGCTGGCGACAAGCCATGATTAAGCTTTAAGAATTGTTTGCATCATCCACATAGCCTTTTGCCAACCTCCGGCAGGACTGCCACTTTTTAGACCTGGCAGAGGCCCCCCGAATTGAAGAATTTGTTTTCAGACTTAAGTTGAACTCGTCAAAGTGCTAAATCAGTTTTAGTAAGCTACGTTCGGTCGGTTATGCCGATTATGGAATGAAGCAAAATGGAGATACAAAATGAGCATACTGCAGAATTTCAAAATCCCCCAGACTTTACCAAAGGACTCGCCTTCAGATTTATGGAAACTCCAGTTACTGTTAGACCAGTATGCCCAGGTTCTTTTTGGCCCTAGAAGTCCCCAAAAAAAGTTATATCAACCGACGTTTAGTATAGAAGAAGATGAGCAGCCACATGTTATCAATTCAAAAAGTGAGGATGGTGGATGGGCACAATTAAGCATGAATGCATCCACATGCTGGCCAACGACAGTATATGAATTAGCTCACGAGACAGTCCATCTTCTTGATCCGAGACCAGCACCGCCTTACGGCAAAGGATCAAACTGGCTAGAAGAGGGAGTTGCCGTAGAGTTTTCTTTGCATTGCGCGGGGTTAATTTGTGGAGCAACCCCACCTATCGGCGACAAAAAATACAATACAGCAAGAAATTTAGCCCTAAAAATTGGGAGGAATAATTTCTTTGAAAAGTGTAAGAAACTCCGTGGTGAATGCAGTCATTTTGCAGATATCACTATAGATGCAATGAAATTGCATGTGCCTGAGTGTGATGAGACAGCAATTAAGAAACTCATCAAACGCTTCGATGATACCAAATTGATCGACCAATAGCTCATCGCGTTGAATAGATGCAGGTTACCTTAGGCACTGCTCACGCACATACACTTGAAGACCCGTTAGTTGTTTTGTAACGGTCACGATTCTCTCTCTGAGGGTAAAATAATCCCGTTCAGCGGAGTCAGTAAGTCGAGGGCTGGAAGCATCGCCCAAGCCGCCGGTGCCGGCCGTTCTGTTCGCGGGACATCTGGCGTTGACGTGCAGCCCACACTTACCAGTGCTAACGCAACGCTGCAGATCTTCAAGCTGAGATTTCGCATCAGCTAATTGCTTCGTGTATTTGGCATCCAGCGCAGCGACACCTCGCTTGCGAGTCTGCATGTCTTTGATGGTGGCGTTCGCCAGGGTCAGTTGTTCGATAGCTTTAACGCGCTGGTCTTTGTAGGTGATGGCGTTGTCCCGATAGTGGTTAATCGCCCAAACCATTGAAAGCAGCAGACAGATAACGACAGCGCAGATGATTGCGGTTAATCGGCTCATTTCTGGTCCCACATGCAGACTTCGCACTCAATCTCCCGGCGCGTTACTCACCCTTTCCACTGTTTGCCTCCAGCATGAGTCCAGCACCGCAGCTGATCGCATACGCCTTTCAGGTTCCCATGTCCACCAGCCTATCTGCGCTTTTATCTTTCTGCGCAGTGCGTGCTATCTTTCGCGGGTAAATTTTTGTATTTTGCGTAGCAGTTTTCTTGATATAGCGACGAGCAGTTACATAATTAAGGTTATGTGTCTCGCACCATTCCTTAGGGGATATGCCAGTAGCAGCGTGATCAGACAGGAACCGCTTCTGCAGCTCGCCCCAGTCCGGCTTAGCCATTGTTACCTCTAAACTGAATGAACTTTAGACGTCACTCACAGCTTCAGTATTTGAAGCAATGAAGTATTTTTTCTCAAAGAAATCTTGAAATGAGGATTTAAGCTTATGAAATATGTATAACTACGATGACGTACAGAAAATCAAGGCCAATCTCGAGTGGATAGTGCATCAAGCCTCTGCCCGGTCTCATTTGCGCACTGAGCATGATCAATTAGTGATTTCCGATCTAATGGAACTGATTCAGACATATGAAACTCTTCTGGACCTTGTAAGCAAATTTGGTGCTTCCGTCTTAAATTCGGAAATCATAGCGGGTCTATCAATCACAGAGGAATTCATTGCTAAAGTTAAGCGGAATGAGGGTGCGATGTGAGCGACCAACATCCTGTGAGACGATTGATTCGTGTATTGAAGCTTCAAACTGGTGGATTTCAGTTTGAAGCTTGGGTTATTTAATTGCCGTAAAGCCGATTGAAAAGCGCATTTTTCATCGCATCAGAATCAATCGAATCCAGGTTTAACCAGGTCAATGTCTCTTGGTTCTTTTCTGCATTGAAATCAGAAAACACACCATGGATATCACCGTTATCAGGTGAGTAGAGAACAGCAATATTCTGTTCTGGACAACTATGAGGTTTACACCCTGACAGTGCAATATACTTTTTACCTGCAACTATAACTTCGGTTGAAGGCGTGCTCGTGCCACCACTTTTTACCCATGCAGGTAGTTTATTTTGACTTATCAGTTGGGAGTAGCTCTTAGACGTGCTTTTTGCACTGGCGAAGTCAGAAAGATACTGCCCTTCCTCAGCAACAGCGCTGAACGAAACCAAAGCCATAGCAGCGATAATCACTTTACCTTTCATGTTAATCCTCATTCCATAAAGACACCTCAACTCTATACCTTTGCAGTCGCTATGTCAGCCCTATGGATAATCAGAGCATTTGATGTTACTGCCCGGCCCAAATGATTAGGTAAGGATTATCTTAATCTCTAGCGCTTATGCTTGTTGATTACTGCCTGACTGCCAGACTGTTCAGGACTCTGATGCGGAGAATGCCAACTCCAGGGAATCATCGATAAAAAGAGCAAGTGAAACTGAGACTCCTTTAGCTCTCCTTGCGAGGGCTTTTTTTTGGAATCACCCAACCTATCAGGTTGCGCTTAAAATTTTTGATAATGCTAGTGTCCAAGAGCGAGATAGTGACAGAACCTTACGGATGAGGCTCTATTTCAGACATTGCTCTTTGATATAGTCCTGCAAATATCCGACCTGCTTTGTCACTGTGACGATTCTTTCTCTGAGGGTGAAATAATCCCGTTCAGCGGAGTCAGTAAGTCGGGGGCTGGAAGCATCGCCCACGCCGCTGGCGCCGGCCGTTCCGTTCGCGGGACATCTGGCGTTGACGTGCAGCCCACACTTACCAGAGTTAACGCAACGCTGCAGATCTTCAAGCTGAGATTTCGCATCAGCTAATTCCTTCGTGTATTTGGCATCCAGTGCAGCGACATCTCGCTGACGGGTCTGCATGTCTTTGATGGTGGCGTTCGCCAGGCTGAGTTTCTCAGTGGCTTTATCGCGCTGGTCTTTATAAGCGATGGCGTTGTCGCGGTAGTGGTTAACCGCCCAGGCCATGAAACCCAGCAGACAGATAAAGACAGCGCAGATGATGGCTGTTAAACGGCTCATTTCTGGCCCCACTCGCAAACTTCCCGCTCAATCTCACGACGGGTGATCAGCCCCTTCCACTGTTTTCCACCGGCATACGTCCAACGCTGCAGTTCGTTGCATGCACCCGGAATATCACCGGCATTCAGTTTCTTCAGCAGCGTCGATCTGCTAAACGCTCCAGTTCCCACGTTGTAAGTGAAGGAGTAAAGCGCAGCCTGGGTAGGCTTAGGAATATTAACCTTAATTAGCGGGTCGATAGCATTTGCCACCTTACGCAGATCTGATTCCAGCAAGGCGTCACATTCCTTATCGGTGTATCGGTGACCGCGGCGAACGTCTGCACCTGTGTGACCGTCACATACAGTCCAGACGCCGACAACATCCTGATAAGCGTAATACCGACGTCCTTCAAGACCATCCGCATTGCCCAGCATAACAGCAGCAATTGTGATTGCTCCGGATCCGCCAACTATGGCACCAACCAGCTTATTTCTGAGTGTCGTATTCATCTCGGCTCCTGCTGCGGCGGTTGTCTTCGCGAATCTTGAAATAGAGATTCGTTAGGTACGTGAGTACGGCGACAATGATGCCCACCAGCACGCCAATAGCATTCCACTGCTCGGGACTGTAGGCATTCAACACGCCGTTGAGGATGCTACCGGCTGAAGCGCCATATGCAGCACCGGTGGTTAGTTTGTCCATGCGATACATACTCTCACCTCGCTTTGAGCGGGTGCTTTTCAAAGGAATTTGAAAGGCCATCAGACTAAATATCTAAGGGGTATTTGAACGTGATTAACTGTGGCCTGAATTAAATATCCGGGTAGAGTCCGGGAAGATTGGCGGTGTGAGGATCAAGAGGCCTAGTCAGAACATCCCAAGCCATAAGCTAGCTAAACACGTTGTTTTTGTGTAAAAAGATGACATCAATCATCAGGTATTCATCGTGAAATACATTCGGCTAATTTTAAAGCTCATAACAGCATCATTTTATGTGTTTCTGGTTGTTTTTGGCTCTGGATTTGTAGGATCGAGTACAGCCAATGCAATTAACCTTGAAACACTTAACCTAAATTACTCATTAATCGCTAAGGACTCGGCGGTATACGCAATCTGCGCAACTGGTGCGACATTGGTTGTTCCACCTGCCCTATATTTAATCCAGCATTATGTCTGGCCAGTGTTAAAGTTTATCGGTTTGAAGATTCGCTACTTCTTTCATGGATACAAAAAGCCTCGCACAGTTACGAGGCTTCACTTATTTTTCCTGTTACAGCTTTGGCTCTTCAATACGTTCGCTTAGCACTTCGACCTCTCCATTGTTGGCGAGATTATCTCCACGAGTCACATACCATGCGCCGTAGATAGTTTCACCCGACTCTAAATCGTCAATTTTTTCGTGCACGTAGTAAGCGATCTGCCTGCTGCCATTGTACTGGATCCAGTAATAGCCTTCTCTCATCATTCCCCCTCCTGTTCGATATAGAGATTATAAGAGGCAATGAATATTGATGATTTTAGTAATACTTAAATCGCTATTAAGCAAAAAGCCCCACGGGGTAAACCGCAGGGCTTTAAACGAAGGCAATAACCCATCGTTAGAGCAAAATTACCACAGATTCGGGAAAAGTAAATAGCTCACGATAAATTCATACCCTATTTTGTTATCCTCTTGAGCTGTGCTTCTGCCCACGCCTCTTCTATATCAAACTTCGTGATGAGCTGATCGTAGAAGGGTTTTACAGACTTCTTCCAGGTATCGAGGCTGATTACATCCGTTATCTGACACACCGCGGCGTAAACCTCAGTGGAAGGAATTCGTTCATACCCCCGCCCGCTGCAGCGCTTACAGTCAGCCAGAACCGGCACACCCTGCTTTTCAGTGAGCTCCTGATTCACTGCTTTACCGCGCCCGTGGCAATCTCTACAGGCACAACTAACTACCTTCTTACCCTTACACTGAGGGCAGAGAACTCGCGCTATCTCCCTGACCTTCCTGCGCACTTCATACTCGGAAGGGTGAATATTTTCCACACCCATGTGCAAAGACATCTTCACGAACTTCTTCTCTTTTACCGGCGTGTGAGACTTCATGCTGAAAACTTCCGCGTCTATAAACCCTTCCCCATTGCAGCCATCACACTGCTTCACGCTGGCGGCGCTGCGGGAATAGTCTTCGAATGCGAAGGTTGCCAGCTGATGCATCACCAGTGGTTTAATCTCATCATCAAGCTTCCTTAATGCCGCCACCCGATCGCACTTGGTCAACGCATACTGAGCCAGCAACTCAATCGCCCTCTCCCGGTCATTGTTGCTGATACCCATCTTCCCGAGAAAAGCGCTGTAACCCATGGCGGCCCGTTCCTGCGTCATGCCCATCGCAGCCATAATATCCGAACCAGTTAATGCATCTGATGCCGTAGCACGAGGAGAGTCGCTAATCATCGTCGATTTGGCGAAGTGATATTTGAGTGTATTTTCGAGATTCATGCGGTCTCCAGCTCGGTAATGGTGAGTTCTAATTTTCCGCCCTTAACGACAGGCATTTTCACAACGCGATAATCCACAACCTGGCTGTCATCCAGCCAGAATCCCGCCTTGGTTAGAGCGTCAAATACAGCTTTCTGCAAGTTATCCAGATCGCGGCGCCGGCGGTCGGGCATGTGACATTCAATGCGGATTTTGAGTGGTGCAGCCGTTCGGATATTAAGCCGGGCGCGTCGAATGACGCTGGCGACTGCATAGCGGTACGCGACTCCATCAGCGCTAATGTGCGTGCGCCCGCGGTTGTGCCGGTAATACCGGTTATTGCTCGGCGGCCAGGGCAAAGTGATTTGATATGTCTTCACGTTCACCCCCACATCCGGTTTCGCCAGCGGCTATCCGGGCGCGCTGGCGTGTTTGATGTTGGAAGGAATGCACTGACAGTTAAGGTCACGTAATCCGGGTTAAGGCTGCGCTCAACCCGAACGCCGCGCGCTTTGTAACGCTTAACCAGTTCGTCCGCCTGTTCGGTGCTGCAATCGGTGTGGTGGAACCAGGTCTTCTTCATTCCATCACCCCGCAAAGCCAAGCAGCTGAGCGGCGACATTTTCGGCCTCATCGCGACTGCGGAATGAACGGGACAGGATCCAGCGCCAGAGAACATCGAGCGCAGCTTTATAGAGTTGCTGAAACTCGAGTTCGTCCATGTTGGCAAACGAGATGCTACGAGGATGCTTTTTGAGTGTGCCGTCAGGCAGCTGAATGGCATCAAAGTGCCCTGCTTCGACGATCACCCAGGAGCGGTAAGCGTCAAAGGATTTGCACAGGCTAATGCCATTTGTGACCCGGCGGTATGCAACCTGCTCAAGATAATGCTCAGCAGCATCGATCAGCGCGCCCTCATTGCCGGCATACGAAGCTAGGAACTTGGCGTAGCCAGTAATCAGCTTCCTCTCGTTACTCGAGATAGCCCCGCCGGTTGGTTCCCAGTATTCAAAACCGAGATTGAGAAGCGCGAAAAAGCGCCGGTGAAATGCCGGGTTTCGTACCCGCCTGAACTCGGCAACAAGAATATCGCCGAGCCGGGTTTTTGATTGCAGGATATCCCTGGTCTCGGGCGTAGCCGGGATCAGTATTCCTGAATGGTGTTTGATAAGTTGTAATTCTAGCGCCATGGTTCTCTCCGTGGCGCATCAGGTATAGGTTGTTCAGGCCTATGAAATAATAATATCAGACGGTGGTGTAACTCGGTACCCCAGTCGTTTTGCAAATTGCATAAACCCGTTGAGAGTGAATATTTCTTCCTCTTCGAGTAACGGTCGTAATGAAACTATTCCATTTACTCGATAAACCAGATATCTCCCTTCCGCCGGGAAGCTATAGATAACTGCTTTATCGGCCCTTCTGACCACGTCGTACCATTGATCATCTGCATTAAAGGCATCTGCACTACACACTATTTCCCCCCGAGCGACTTATTGACGCGGTAAACAGTAATCGGGAACAGCCAGGGGAACGCGAACAGCGATACTCTTTGAAACTGCTCCAGTGAAATTCACACGATTAATAAAACCACTCGTCCGCGCTCTCCCAGGTCTCCTGTACGATATGTTCGACCTCTTTCTTGTCGCCCCCGAAAACAGTCAACCCATCATTGCCGGCACGCTTAATCGTAAGCTGGCATTCATCAAACTGTTTACTGAGCCTTTTGAGCAGTTCTGACTCGAGTGCAGGTATAGCTCCATCAGGAAGTTTCTTCATGCGATCAATGGCTAACTCGATTTTCACTTTCCCCTCCGCAATGAATTACTGTATGCATGTACAGTATATTTATAAACTTATGTAACGGATTTTGCAACGTTTTATGTGATAACAATGTATCGCACGGAGAATGTGTCCCCCCAAACAAGCAACAGGTAACTTCTAGCGTGAAGACTTGAAGTTTCTGTGGTTTGAGTGTTTTAAAGCGGAAGCATGAATGAACATTTGGATATGTATCATGGCTCACAAGCAACATGTCATGACCACACTCTCCAGCCAGAACCTGCCTTATAGATTCGCGCTTTGAGATCATCGTTCAAGTCCCCGTTGCAAATGTTCCCATCATTTGAATTAAAGATTTTTCAGCCATTGCCGATACTACTCTGGTCCTTGCTTGTGACGCGTTCAGTGTTCAGTGCTGTTTGCTTTGGCCATCCGGGCTGATTACATACCGCCTCATCAAAGCCAATCCTAAATATAAAGGGAACTTATGAGATTAAAATATGCAGCACTCATACTCGCCGTTGCCATTACAGGCTGTGATGATAAAAAAGACGTGATCGGTTGTTCTTCTGAAATGACCCAGTCAGCGCTCATGGATTTAATAAAAAAATCTGCTTATGAAGGACTCTCTGAACAGGTCGACAAATATCCTGACGTCACAAATCAGACCAAACGAAGCGCCTTGGACAAGATCAAACTGGTCATCTCTGAAATCTCTACAACCTCAAGTGACACGGGTAGCACAATGAAAACGTGTGAAGGTACCGTGACGATGACCCTACCGGCGAATGAGTACGCTCAGCTTTCTGATGCTTACAGAAAGAACTTTAACCGTAATCTCGATAAGCAAATGGAAAGCCTGTCTTTAGATAACAACGCAAACAGCTTTTCAAAACGCATCTCCTACACAGCACAGGCGACCGACGATCAGAAAAACGTCTTCGTAAAAGCCTCCTCTGATAATCCGATATCTGTGGGTGCCGCTGCACTTACATCGCTTTCAATCATCAACCCGATCGTTGAACAGCAAAAGATACAGCAGGCTAAGGATGCCCAGCAGAGCCAAATTGAAGCGCAACAGCAGGCTCAACTCAGGGCGCAGCAACAGGCCCAGTATGAGGCAGAGCAGCAAATTGAGAGACAGACACAGCTGCAGGCACAAGAAAAGGCAGAACAGCAGGTCCAACAGCAAAACACTGGGAGCCTTGATCAGTCCCGAATGGCCTTTGCGAATGCCGACTCTGATTTGAATACCGCCTGGAGCATATTAACGCCGACAAAGAAAAAGGAGTTACTGCCTTCTCAGCGCCAGTGGATCAAAACAAAGGATGCTATGTGTGGCAAAGTTTCAATGCAGGGAACTGATTCAGAAGTTAAGAAAATGGTCGACTGTCAGACGCAAATGACCCTTTCAAGGACTGCTTTCATCAGAACACAATAACTGAAGCACATTTCAGGCTGGTGGCCAGCGAGAAGCTGGCCCCCGCGTAATGCTTGAAAATTTCCGGCGAGTCCTGTGACATGTTTTTAAACATGACACATACACGCCTCGTCATAACCGTAGTGAGGCAAAATGATCTTAAGTCAGTTCTTTAACTGCTTTAGCTCTTGATGGGATTTCAGCATTGCCCCAGTCGCTAAAACAGTTTTTTCACAATCAACTGATTTATTGGCATCAACGCGTTATTTTTAACTGACGTTTGAAGCAAAGTTTGGTACATCTCAGGAGTCAGAATGATCTTTTCATTAAAGCAGAGCATACACCTGTAATTTGGAATCTTGCTATTGACATAAAATGATGCAACATGAAATTGAATTCTGAGCAGCACCGGTGAATTCCAATGCGGAGGAGAGTTTCTGATTAACGAATCCAGTCTTTTCCATATGATAAACTGATTCGATCATACAAAAAAATTTCTACAAAAAATATTATATTTAAAAAAATCAACTTACCAAAAGGTGTATATTAATGGATAAAGATACCAAGCCTATTTGTTATTATTGTGGTGAGCCAGCCACTAGTGTTGAGCATGTTCCGCCAAAATGTTTTTTCCCAGAAGGCCAACGAGTAGAGCTTTTTACCGTTCCGTCATGCAATGTTCATAATAACAATAAGTCACATGATGATGAATATGTAAAGGTTGTTCTAGCGACATCCGCAAAAGTCATGTTTAAGAGTGTTTTAAAACCAGTAATTGATAAAAGCTTTAGGGCTTTGGATAGAAGTCCTGGCTTTGCCTCTGCAGTGTTCAAAAATCCAGAACCAGCAGTTATCCAGCTTTCAGATGGCAGGCAGTTTATGAGTAAATCTCATGAGATTGAACTGGATAGATTTTATAGATTTTTTGAGTCTTTAGGAAGAGCGTTATATTTCCATCATGAAAAAAAGATATGGGAAGGCGGCGTCCAGATTGCACCTCATTTTTTATTAAATGATACGCCAGAAGAAAAAGACCTGCAGATGCATAATGAATTGATTGAACTTTTTGATAGAGCAAATTCCTGGGGAGAGAATAAGAATATTTTCTATTATAACTTTGTGACTGTTTATTCAGATGAAAAGACAAAACGCATTATTCTTTATGTTCTGTCCGTATGTTTGTTTGATGAATTTGAAGCTTCAATTATATTAGTCCCATCTTAGTGGAAATAACATTAAATATCCTTGGCTATAAAAAATGTATTGATATGTGTAGTTATGATGAAATCAATGGGAAGAGACTTGCTTTTCCCATCTTTATCGCAGCCTCCTCCCCTGACTCCAGCATTACCCGCATCCGCTCCGCCTTCTCATACTCCTCGATCATGACCAGCGTCTGACATATCGCTGGCGAGATCAGCCATAACAGTGTTTCCACCCCGCGGCCAAAGCATCACACCTCAGTTAACTGCCAAGACCTGTTAACCGTTGATCTCTATATGACACTATTAGTATCCCCCCTTTGGGTGAGCTTCCGCTCCTCGCTCAAAGCGGACCAGCTCATCTCTGTGCCCTCCCTTCAGCTTTCATCCAGTCATATTTGGCTTTTAAAGCTCAGCTGGTATCGACCGGTAAGCGATACCTGGGCAGCAAACGTTGTCGCGCCTATACAGTATTTGCTTACCTTTCATCAAAAGTGCTCATGCCTTCATCCCCTTTCCCCTTGCGATGTTAATTCTCTCAACACATTCTCTTAATGCTTTGACTTGCTCCTGAGAGAGTTCAGATTCATCAATTGTGGACAGAAGCGCGTTGAGGGAGCGCTCAATATCGTTTTTAGTCAACCGTAAACAGATTACCTTAACCCAACGTGGCGAGAACTTGCTGAGACCGATTGCTCTTGTAATACGTAGTTTCATGAGAAGCCTCTTAACCGCCTGTCGTGGCGATTTCTAACTCGGTTATAACACACATGAAGAAGACTTATGTGAATATTACCACTTAGAAATTTCTAAGGTTCGTTTAGCCTGAGGGCAAGCAGGCTTTCAGGAGACATAGAAGTAGGTCTTTCAGCATGACACAAAAGCGCCACGTCATAATCAGTGAGTTACTAGCTCGCCTGATATGAGTTTTTATGATCAGACACTAGAAGGAGGGAAGCGATAGAGACATCAGCAGATGTTAAATCATCTCCTATTCGTTAAGTGACAGTTGGTAGCGTTTCGTAGCCTCTGAAAAGGCAAGTGCGGCTTCTGCATTTGATACCATGTATTCTTCAGTAACTCCGGATTGAGACTGAAAAGTAATATTCCCATAAATACAGATAGGGATTTGATAATTGTCCTTAAATCGGCGGTCTGGAGAGCCATTCTTGTTCGTTTTTGCCCATGTATGACCGGCAACTTTGGCATCAATCGGTACACCATCCTCTTCATGAAATCCCCGAGGTTCTGCTTTGATTTCTAATTCGCGTAAATCAATCAGAGCGAAGGCACCATCGGCACGTGGAAGGACAGCAACACCAGGGTAGAGCAAAATATCATCACCATTGATATTTTCAAACCACATCGCTCGCCCTGCGAACTGAATGATGTCAGTTGAACTGAAATCGAAGTTAACGGGGTATCGGTTCACAGTTCTCGTAGCTAATGTCCTTTCGGCAAATTGGTCTGTAGCCCTATCCGCCGTAATATCCCATATTTTGCTACTTGACTTTAAAGCGTCGAAGGCTCTTACCATTGCAGCATATGCTCGCTGCGAAGCATCACTGCTTTCAAAAGTTATCGAAATTTTGGTGTTGTCTTCCCAGGATATGAGGCGATCAATTTCTGCTTTCAATTGAGGAAGTTCTGTTTCAAGTTCAGCAATTCGGCGCTTGTAAAACCAACGGAACAGACTTGATTTTCGACGAACCAATTCACTCTTTTGTTTCGATTCCTCTGCTAGCGCTTCTTGTAAGTCAGCTTTTACCTCAGCTTTTTGCTCGCGTGCTTTGGCAATCAAATCTCGTAAAGGTAAAAGAGATGTACTTGTCAGAACCTCAACAGAAGCGCTAGAAATTTCATTCATGCCAGCTTGCGGCAGATAAACTTTGGCGTTTAATGGAGTGTTATTGGGTGTGGTATTAGGCTCATCTAAATGAGATTCATTAGTGTTTGGATTGAATGGATTTGTTACTGGTCGCTTATTCTCGTAGGGTAAAAGAGTTGATGAATACGACAAACCTGATCCAGGCAACCCTATCGTAGTTTTAATTCCTTTTTGTCCAACATTTAGTGTTGCCCCCGGCACACCAATGCTCACGCTTACACCACGTTTACCAATGTTAAGGCGAACACCAGGAAAAAGATTAAATGTTTGTCTTAAGCGGAGAGACATAAGGTAATCCCTATCTAGTAATAGACGGCAGAACTCAAATTTTGATAGTTAAAGAGCCCTAGTTTATCGCTCATAACCATTCCGGTTTTAGTATCAGACAAACTTATCAACGGACTCTTTTATGAGGTTGCTTCAACCTAGTCAATTTTTACATTTCGTGGGCACAATTACCATAGGTATGGTGTTGTTATTAGATGGAAGTTGAAAGACTATAATTTTTATTCATTTACTTTAACAAACGCTGTTAACTCACAACGGATCATCTCATCGCTATATCCTCCCACCAGCTTTCATGCGCTCGTACTTGGCTTTGAGAATTTCTGCAGGCGTTGGCCCCTTCGGAGCCACTGGCGCGTCCAGCGCCCGTCGAACAGGTGGAATCGGCTTCCCAGCCACCACCCGCCTTTCCCACATATTCATAATCTCGCCAGCTTCACGCTCAAGCTCTTTGTGGCTCAGTTGGCCATCGGTTCCGCGGCGCCGCAACTCGAGGCAAATGTGGTAATAAACAGGCTTCGGCCACGGATACTGCTCGCTGCTCGGGTAACGGAACACCAGCTTACGCCACTTCCAGTATTCAGCCATCACGTCAGCGGTAGTGATCCCCAGCACGCAGCGCCCTTCCCTGCACCACTTGATGAACTGGCCAGGTGATGGCAGGAACGGGCGATCCTGGCGACGCACCATACGCATGCCGGCTTCAACCTGCTCCATGGTGTTTATCCCGTTTTCTTTGAAGGCCAGCACCCACTGACGGCGAATCTCGTTCACGTCTTCCTGGCTGCGATTAACCAGACTTGCCGGGAACGCGGCAGCCAGCTGTACGAATAGCCCGTTGATAATCTGCGCCACCTGCTGCGTTTGCTCATGCTCGGTGTACTGCTCAGGCAGGTTGTGCGCTACGCGGCGAGCCTGTTCCCGGTCAAAATTGCGAATGCTCTCTGAGAGGTTTTTCATTCCAGCACCCCGTCAATCCAGTCGGTGTTATGCAGGTCGATGCCGCCCAGGGATTGCTTTACCGTTCCGGTTGCACGCAGCCGCTTGGTAGTGAGCTGATCCCACTGTTTGCGCAGACTCGAGGGGCTCAGGATGTTGTCTTTCCAGAACTCGTCCCGGTTGGCCCACTGGAACAAATCACAAATTTCGTAGTGAGTGCGCTTGTCCTGGACACGCATCAGCCTGATGGTGTTTGCCCATTCAGCCCAGTTTGGTTCGGATAGCGATGCATTGACGGTGAGGAGCCTGTCGTAAATCCAGCGAGCCGCCTTGAGGTCGTCAGCGGATCCCCATGATTTACCTGCCGGGGTGTATATCCCGTCTGCAGCTTCAGGATGGCGTGAGAGAAACTTTTGAGTTTTCTGGTTTCGGGATTCGTCAGAATTCCGAGACGAGGATATTTTATTATTGTTCTTGTTATAGTCTTGGGTGTCTACCGTTTCCGGGAAGGTTTTTCCCGTTTTCGGTAACACTTTTCCCGATTTCGGGAAGACTTTTCCCGATTTCGGTTTGTCTAAAATCCAGGCGGAAAGGTCAGTATTTATACCGACAGTTTTCATCACTCCCTGCTTTTGACTGAAGATAATTTTGCGTTCTGCGAGCGATTTGAGCGCATCAGAAACGTGGGAATCACTCAGCCCTGTAAGCTCGGCAATCACCGTGTTCGTAACGCGGTCCTGTTTCTTGTTCCAGCCGTAGGTAAGCCAGATCACCGCCTCAAAACACTGCCACTCCCGGCCTGACATTCTCAGACGAGGCTTGAGCTGTTGGATCTCGTTAGCGACCTTGGTATACCCGTTCGACAGGTCGGCCATACGACCTCCCGGTTGTTCGGTTCTGTGGGGGAAATTGATAATTTCAGCTGTGTTTGACATACTTAGCTCCGCAATTACACTCCGTTTTTGCACCTGAAAGTCGGTTCGGTTTGCGCAGACCGGCTTTCGCCTTTTCTGAAGTCTTCACATTGCCCCCAACATGGTTGTGACCATCGCCAGCAGCGGTGCCGTAAGGTCCGGATCGACACGGAACATCTCAAAAATCCCCTCGCCTAACTCCTTCAGCTTTTCCTTCTTCGGTGCATCGAGCATCAGAGCTTGCTTCGCCTCACTCACCTCTTTTTCTAATCTGGCCATGCGATACGCAAACGAATCGTTCTTTACAACACGGTCGCGGTATCGAAGCGGCAATACAGACATGATCGCGGGCACCAGCTGTTCGACGTTCTTTCGGTAAGATGCGGAGTCTTCTTTGTTGTCCAGCCAGCGAAACAGCTTCACGTTCCAGACATCGGCCTGGCCTGAGAAGTCCACACCATTAAGCTGAAGTTCTTCTGCCGCTTCTTGGATCTGAAGAGCGACAGCTATGCGCCCTTCTGCCGCCGCCCAAGCTCGTACCGCTGAGCAGATATCGCGATGATCGATATCCTTCACTGCCGATTCGCTTTGATGACACTGGAATATCAGTGAATTAGAGGAAGCTCTGTTACTCTGTTGGAATGAAACAGTCTGCATTTTGTTAAGGCTCCTGTTTAGGTAAACCATCTGTGGGGTTTGGGTAGAGATCGGGGCGCAGTTCGTGGGGAGTTACGCCAGTTACTCCATAAATTGGCAACACTCGTTCAGCAGGAATACCCTTACGGCGCCAAAGTGAAACGGCCATTTTTGAAACACCGATCAGAGCACCAAGCGTGCTGGCCGAACCAGATCGGAGAATTGCAAGTTCAATTCCAGTCATAGGACCTCCTTTAAGTGAATGAGAGTAAAGCACTGATTTACCACACAGTCAATAAACGCCTGCCTACCAAGTGGTAAAGCTATTGTTTACAATCCATATATGAATAGAAAAGAACCTAACCAGAGCCTTATTTCCAGGCTGACGGAATTGAATAGTAAAGGCTTCTCAAAAACTGAGATGGCCAAGGTAGCTAATGTCAGCAAGCAAGCGGTCACCGGATGGTTTCGAACCGGCAAGATGAGCAAAGAATCGGCACTTGCCGTAGCTGATGCCGCTGGAGTGTCGGTCCCCTGGCTTCTCGGTGAGGACGTTGGCGAGAAAGACGGCCTTAAGGCAGACGAACAGCGCTTGCTGGAGCTATATCGCCAACTGCCCGAAGAAGAACAACGGAACATGCTCCGTATCTTTTCGATTCGCCTGAAAGAACTTGATGAGTTATATGATAAGTACATGAAGGGCCGGATCCGGACGCAGGGGGATTAAAGCATTCAGGATGGCACTTGGTCTGTGAACGCTGGCATGCTTAATCTTTTTAGAAATACAAATAGCTAGCCAGAAGCTGAACAACGCGTGGATGAAAGTATGACTAAAGAACGCATTGCGTATGTAATGCCCATCAATACTGATGACCCAGATAATGCTACTCCTCTGCTTGTATATGATGTCGATGAGTTGCCGATTGTAGAAGACCTGCATTTTTCAGTTTTTATGCTTGGATTAACTGAAGGCGAACCTTATTGGTTAGATGCGCAGATACTTTTTAATGACATACCTATCCATAAACCAACTGGCGTCTGGGTACGGGCAAAACTGAAGTTTGGAAACCCTGATGACGTTGCAGCCTCCATCAATATGCATTTTGAAAAATGCATTTTCGAACGCCAAGGAAACTACCTAATCAAGGTATCCCTTCGCAAAGATGGTGAGGTGCTACATGAAAATGGAGCATACTTCAGGATCAGTAAACATGAATGATAAGGTCAAAGAAATCTCACTTCATAGTCGCTTTTCTCACCGAAGTAGAACCGCGATTGATACATCTATTTCCGAAGAACATGATGGGACTTATGGTGGAGGCAACGGAGGAGGTAGTGATATGCAAGCCAGAGTCGCGAAACTTGAATCTGATGTTGAATACATTAAACGCGATATAAATGATGTAAAATCAGATATTAAGTCGATTGATTCAAGGTTAGCTGAAATTGAAAAAGCAATCGGGTCTGCAAAAACCACTATAAAGGCTTCGGCGGCAGTGGTCAGCGTAACCTTTGCATTTTGCGCCTACATTTTTGGTAGTTACGTTTCTAAAATACTGGATGCTTTAAACGAACTCATAATGAAATAGAAGCCCCCCCTCTCGACTGCCAACGTTTGCTTGGGTCCTATCATTCACTCTGGCAAGCTACTACTTCCCCCAATTGACTATCCGATCCCGACCGTGGCGTCGGTTTTTTTTATCCTCAAAAATGCATTTTCATACTCACGAGAGCCTAGGTAAAGAATTACTGTACTTTTTTGGTCACACAATGCTTGACCACCTAGTAAAGTAGTGATTTACTAACATCACCAAGACGCAATACGTTCCACCAAGGCATGGAGCCCACGAAGTAGCCGCCGATGGCAAACGAATATTCGGATGAGGTGGAGAGATTAACGCGCATCAGGTGTAAACGTTCCGCTGGCCGGCGATAAGGCAAACGAGGGTGAGAATGATTGATTTCGCACGCAAACCAGGACGGCAGCAGGCCGTAAAGCTGAACTTCTTCGAGGTGATTCTTCGCCGCTTGTGCTACCTGCTGGCGCAAAAGGGGAATCCAGATGTGTAGCTCAACGAAATGCGGGTACTGCGGCAAGCCGGTTGAACCGGCGAAAGTAGTCAAAAGTACCCTTCTCTATTGCAACGGCGCACAGCTGGCGCGCAAAGAAAAAGAATACTGCTCTGAACGTTGTGCTTCGTACGACCAGATGGCCCACGAGGCATAACGTAAAAGCCGCGCAAGGCGGCCCGTACGTCCGGTGCTCCCGACCAAAGTTACACCGGAAAACTACTTAATAAACCAAAGTTCACCCAATGGGCGCTATCTCTGGCCCGGGGATCTTACATCCAAAAAAGAGGATCTCACATGGAATTTTTCTATGTAGTTAAGGCTACGCAGAAATCTGGCAAAGAAGACGCAGTGATTTGGTTCACTGCTAAATCAGAAGCCCGTGCCAACCTACAGCTCGATGTTGAGCTGGAAGATGCTGGTATTGAAACCGGCCGCGGTAAGGATTACGCCAAACCGGTTCGCACCGATTTCCCGGTGTATAACGACCTCCCGGAAGAAAGCACCGTGGATTACACCTGGTGCAAACGCTACGAACTGCAGGACGATGGACGCACCTGGCTGCCAAAGGCTGGTGCTGAGTCTACTACAGCCATGGACAACACTGCCGCACCGGAAACGTCCGTTAATGTCGAAACTATCGTCGAGAGTGTCCCGCTTGAAAACCGCACTCCAGCGGTCCGTTTTGCTGTCCACCTGACCAGCGACAAATACCAGTCACATATCACTAAAGAGCAGCAACTGGCTGCCAGCGAAATGTCACTGGATGAAGGCAACACTTATCTCCATAACCTGCTGCTGGCGAAGAACGACATCCCTGAAGTTTCTGAACTCAGCCTGAATGCTGAGTGGAAACTGGTTCAGGCGATAAAGCAGGTTTTCGCGCCAGATGAAACGCACGAAGCTGAAGTTATCGCTGCATTCATGGCTGACTGGGCGAGAGCAGATGCCGGCAACCGCAATCAGTTAGTTGAAGAGTGGAGAAGTGGAAAGCTTTCTCTGCTCAAATCAGAAAGCACCAGCAACTCCGACGTTACAACCGATCAGGTTCTGGAATCTGATAACGGTATCCAGATTGACGAGAATGATGACGAAACCACTCGTTATCCAGTCGTTCGTATGCCGTTCCGGAAGCAGCTACTCGCCCAGTTCACCGCCGACATACTGCGCCACCACTTAACCCGCGAAGAATACGAAGGTATCAGCGCACTGGAGATGGACACTGACAACAGCTATGTCCAGAACCTTCTGCTGGCGGCAGAAAACTGCGAAGAGGTTAAGGGTTACGACACCAAAGACCTTTGGCGGTATACCGACGCCATTCGCAAAGTGTTCAGCCAGGAAAAGCGTCACGAACTCGCTTTAGTTCTCCGTTTCACCAGGATCTGGGCGGCGACTGATTATATTGACCGCGGCATTCTCGTTCGCGAATGGGCAGCCGGAAACCTCATCAGCAGCGTGCAACGTACTGATTCAGGCACTAACGCTGATGGCGGCTATGTTACTGACCGCGGCGAAGGTGCGCATCACACATTGGACACTCTCGATCTTGAGATTGCCTGTGCCCTACTGCCTATGGACTTCCATCACTTCGAAATTCCTTCGAGCGTGTTACGACGCGCCAAAGAAATCGTGGCCAAGAAAGAAGAGCCATGGAAGTCATGGAGCGCAATCTTACGCAATCAACCAGGCATACTGGCGGTGAAC